AACAACTGAAAGCCCAGATGAATATAATTCCAATTCTTATTGGCATAAGAGTGGCGCAAACGGTTTTGTGAGATCGCCTTGGACCATCCGCAACGTAGCCCCAGCCACTCCCACCCGCACCGCGCTTGAGCAGTTGGAGAAGTATGAGGGGTTGTTGCGTCGGTTGGCTGAATGCAGCGCCTCTTTGGGGGAGCCTGGAGAGCCCGTCAGGAAGCTGGTGGTAGAAGCCCGCGCGATTGTCGCTGAGTTGCCTGAGGTGGCGGATGGGGATCTGTTGGAGGCGCGTAATGTAGTAATGCAGGTTCATAAGGACCGTGGATACATGAACGAGGATCGGGCCGCGTTAGACGCTGGTGAATATGACAATGACCAGCCGGTTCTTATTGCAGTAGCCGCCATAAAACGCGGGCGCGCTCTGGAAAGGGGAGAGTGAGGTGGATAAGTTTGATCCGACGGGCGATTACGCTTGGAAGCTTCTTTGCCTTCGATTGGGACGCGATCCTGCCACATCTGAAGAAAGTGACACATGCTCACTGAGGGCGGCTTGGAAGGCTATGGTGGCATATGCAGCCGTGGCTAATGCAGATAACTCAGTTCGCGCCCAATTCGAATCCGAGTGCGGCTAGGATGTGGCGTCATGCGGTTCGCGGTTTCGGCTACACGCTAGGCTCCCGAGCATGCCACTTGCTCCTGCGCGCGATAGGGGTTAGATGAGGGGGATGGAGAACCAGCAAAATAGAGGCACAATAGAGAACCTTACCAATGCCGGTAAGGGCCGTCCTAAGGGCGTCCCCAATAAGACTACAGCGCTACTCAAAGATGCCATTCTTCTCGCTGCGCATAAGGCAGGCGGGGAGGGTGGTATGGTGCAATATCTTACAGATCAGGCAGAGAAGAACCCTGGGCCGTTCATGTCGTTGCTGGGCAAGGTATTGCCAATGCAGATCACTGGCGAAGACGGTGGCGCTATTCAGATCGCCAAGATTGAGTTGGTCGCAGTAGAACCCGAGTGAGTACTGTTCAGATACAGATGCCAGCCAAGCTTGTGCCGGTATTCTCTGGTGAAGCTGACGTTAGAGGTTCACATGGCGGGCGCGGTTCGGGTAAGACCCGCACTTTCGCCAAGATGTCAGCGGTTCGTGCATTGATGTGGTCTAAAGCCGGTCGCGAGGGAATTATCCTTTGTGGCCGTGTATTTATGAACTCTCTGGCGGATTCATCGCTGGAAGAAATCAAGGCCGCGATCCGTGAGACGGATTGGCTGGTTCCGCACTTCGACATTGGCGAGAAGTATATCCGCACCAAGGATGGGCGGATTAACTACAGCTTCACCGGCCTTGATCGCAATATCGACAGTGTGAAGTCAAAGGCGCGCATCCTGCTATGCTGGGTAGACGAAGCCGAGACTGTATCGGATGAGGCTTGGACTAAGCTTATTCCAACGTTGCGCGAGGAAGACTCTGAACTATGGGTAACTTGGAACCCAGAGCGAGAGGAAAGCGCGACTAACAAGCGCTTCCGTGACAATGCCGATCCACGCGTCAAGATCGTGGAACTTAATTACCGGGATAACGCGTGGTTCCCAGACATCTTGGACCGCGTTCGCCTGCGCGACAAAGAAGAACGCCCCCACCTATACGATCACATCTGGGAAGGTGACTTCATCCGTGTGGTCGAGGGTGCGTATTACGCTACGCATCTGACCAAAGCGCGTGAGGAAAACCGTATCGGCATGGTTGCGGAGGATCCTAACCTTATCGTACGCCTGTTTGCAGACATCGGCGGTACTGGTGCTAAGGCGGATAACTTCGTATTCTGGGCGGCACAATTCGTTGGTACGGAGATACGGTGGACGAACCACTACGAGAGCCAAGGTCAGCCGGTTAGCGCACACCTCGCCTGGATGCGTTCGCAGGGCTACACCAAGGACCAGTGCAAGATCTGGCTACCTCACGACGGCGATACGCAGGAAAAGGTGTTCGACACGTCTTACAGGCGCGCTCTTGAGGATGCTGGCTATTCGGTGGAGGTGGTCCCGAACCAAGGCAAAGGCGCAGCAATGCAGCGTGTGGAGCGTGGCCGTCAGTTGTTTTCCCGCATGCGCTTCGATGAGGTGAAGTGCGCAGGCGGGTTGAAGGCGCTCGGCTGGTATCATGAAAAGCGTGACGACCAGCGCGGCATAGGTCTTGGGCCTAACCATGATTGGTCCTCGCATTCCGCCGATGCTTGGGGTACGGGTTGTGTTGCTTATGAAGAACCGCGTAAGGCCGTTTCAATGGACCTTAACCGACTGAAGCGAGGGATTGTTTGATGGCAACGGCGCCCGTTATTATTGATCCCGAGCTTGCAGCTCTAGAAGCCGGCGATGCACCCGCCGCCGCAAACGACACAGGTATCGACATTGACGAACTGGTCGATGCTCTGCGCCGTGAGGCTGAAAGCGCGGAAAGCGAGTGGGATCGCCTGCGTGGTTTCCAAGAGGCAGCGCGCCGGTACTATGAGGCCAAGCCGTTTGGTAACGAGGTCGATGGCCGCAGCCAGATCGTGCTTCCAGATGTGCAGGAAACGATTGATTACATGGTGCCGTCGGTGCTGCGTACGTTTGTCAGCGGCGATCGTATCGTGGAGTTCGAGGCAACCGATGAGGCTGACGAAGCCGCAGCAGACGAAGCCACGTCGGCTGTAGGTTACAGCTTCATGCGCCAGCAGGACGGCTACCGGGTGTTGCACGACTGGCTGACGTGTGGGTTGCTGGAGAAGTACGGCGTCACCAAGACGACGATGGTGGACGAAGAGCGCGTGATGCGCGAGCGTGTCACCATCTCGGATCCGGTGGAGCTTGAAGGTTTCCAGGGCGAGGTTGAGGACGCAGAGCAGAACCCAGATGGCACCTACACGCTGTCGCTGAAGACCGAGACGAAGGTTAAGCGTTTCGTTGATGAAACGATCCCGGCTGAGGAATTCCGGTACTCGGCGCGCGCGCGCCATGAGGATGAGTCGGACTATCTGGCGCACATCGCCGTCAAGACCCGCTCCGATCTGGTGGACATGGGCTTCGACCGCGAGCAGGCTTATGCCGTGCCAACCTATTCGTCACTGCCGCGTGATCGTGACGATGACTATTACGAGCCCGACCCCGAAAGCACGCCGGCCTTGCAGATGGTCGAGTTGCGCGAGGAATATGCCCGCATCGATCTGGACGGCGACGGTATTGCTGAGCGCGTCAAGGTGTTTCGTGTCGAGAACGAAATCCTGCGTTGGGCTGATGGCGAGGACGCTATCGAGGTTGTCGATGAGCAACCATTTAGCGTGTTCTGCCCATTCCCGCGTCCGCACCGTCTGGTAGGCTACTCGCTCGCTGACAAGGTGATGGACATCCAGCTCGGGCGTTCGTTCGTGGCGCGTCAGTTGTTCGATGGTATGCACCAGTCGAATAATGTGCGGCCTGTCCTTGGTTCGCGTGGCATGAACGAGAACACGATTGACGATCTGCTGTCAGGTATTGGGCCTATCCGTGCCGACGATGCCAGCCAGATCGTGCCGTACCGTACCGACTTCGACGCCGGCAAGTCATTGACCGTGATGGAGTGGATGACCGGCGAGCGTGAATCGCGCACTGGCATCACACGTTTGAACCAAGGTTTGGACGCAGACGCGCTAAATAAAACTGCGACCGGCACTGCCATGATGCAGGCGCAGGGGCAGCAGCAGGAAGAGTTCATCGCCCGCAACTTCGCGGAGGCGTTCTCTCGGCTGATGGCGAAGAAGTATCGTCTGATGCGTCGTGAGGGTGATCCTTTCAAGATCAAGGTGGACGGTCAGTATAAGCAGGTAGACCCGTCGCAGTGGCCTGAGGACGTGAATCTGGCTATTCGCGTGGGATTGGGCACAGGGAACAAGGATAAGCGCGTACAGGCCCGTATGGCGATGATACAGGTGCTGGCGGAAGGCACGGCGATGGGTGAAGTCACGCCGCAGCATCGTTTCAAGTTCGTGGACGGTTTGGTTCGGGATCTGGACATCGGCAAAGGGGACGATTTCTGGAAGAACCCGGATGCACCGCCTGAGATTGATCCTGCGACTGGACAGCCGAAGGTTGAGGCTGAGAAGCCGGATCCTGAAGCCATGGCGGCACAGGCGGAGCAGGCGCGCGAGGATGCCAAGGCGCAGGCGGAGGAACAACGCGCACAGCGTCAGCTTGATTTAGAGCAGCGCAAGGCTGAAGCGCAGATCCAGTTGAAGCGCGATGAGGCGGCGGCGAGCATCGATGCGTTGCGCGAGCGGCATGCCCTCGAAATGGACCAGAGGCGTGAGCAGGCAGCATTGGAAAGTCAGCTTGCCTATGATAAGGCGGATGCCGAAGCCAAGATCGCTCAATACAGGATCGATCGTGAGGCGGAGGTCAAGGCTTATGCGGCGCGTGTCGGAGCAACGCAGCAGGGTGATGATCTTGGCAAGAACAGGGATGGAGGCGCGTTAGATGCTTGATCGGTTCTTCGCATGGCTGGGCTACACCCGCATCGTTCCCCGCGAACTACCCCGCGTCCAGAACGGCACAGACGCCATAGCACGCGGACAGCGCTATGAAGCTTTCTACTTGGAGGAAGACGGCCTGCGCGACATGATCTCCGCCCTCCGCCGCGACTACTTCGAAAAGGTAGGCCAACTCGCTCCCGGCGATACTGCCGGCCTCCAGGCTCTAGGCATGGCGGACCGCATTGCACGCGAGATAGAGCGCAAGGTACAAACTGTTATTGAAACGGGGCGTATTCGTGCTAATGATCGGGCGCACGCGGAGAAGATTTCCAATATCCGCTAGGAGCACAGTAACCAATGGCCCAGTATCAGGATGATGCAGCCGGCGGCGCAGGCGACGATCTCGATAGCGCAGCGGCAGCAATTAGCGGTTTGAACTTGGACGAGTTTTCCGACACGGAGCAGGAAGACCCCAAGGACGACGAAAACAATTCCGAGGATGCGAACGAGGATGACTTAGACCTCGACGCAGACGAAGAAGAGCAGGAAGACGGCGACGACGAACAGCCCCACGCGGCTGCCATCGACGCTCCCGCCAGCCTGAACGCGGAGGAAAAGGCCAAGTTCGCAGCCCTCACCCCAGAGGCGCAGCGCTACGTGGCAGACT